CTACGATATGTATTTTGATTCTGGAATTGATAACTATGGTGGTTGGTTAGGTGTAATGAAAGAACACAAGTTGGTAAAATCAGCTGGTGCTTGGTATACCTTAGAATACCGCAAAAAAGAATATAAATTCCAATCAAAAGACTTCAAAGAGTTAATGGAAACTAATGACGGACTTCGTAATCATCTTTACAAACAAATTTGTGAAAAATGTATTTTAGAATACCAAAAAGGCAATGTAGGTATTGATGATATAGAATATACAGGGGAAGTTATTGGAGATGAATAAAAAAAAGTATTTATCGATTCTTGATGATATTAAAAAAGGCGGCTCGGAACTTGGAGATAATCCAAATGAAAATGTGTTGATAATAGATGGACTGAATACTTTTATTAGAGTGTTTAGTGTTATACCAACTACTAATGATGATGGGACACACATTGGTGGAATAGTTGGTTTTCTGAAATCAATAGGTTACACAATCAATATGTTTAGACCTACTCGTTGCATCATAATGTTTGATGGAAAGGGTGGGTCAAGTCGCCGTAGAAAAATGTATCCAGAATATAAAGCCAAAAGAAAAACAAATATTCGATTGAATAGAGCGTATGGGTTTGATAATATTGAACACGAACGCGAAAATATGATACGACAAATCAGAAGAACGATTGATTACTTAGAATACTTACCGATTACTTTACTATCAATAGACAATGTGGAAGCTGATGATATTATTGCATACGCATCCAAACAAGTTTTAACTGATAGTAAAGTAACGATAATGTCATCAGATAAAGACTTTCTTCAATTAGTTGATGACAGAATTTCAGTATGGTCGCCAACAAAGAAAAAACTATACAAACCAGAACAAGTAATGGAAGAATATGGTATTCCTTCACACAATTTATTGATGTATAGAATATTTGACGGAGATAAATCTGATAATATTAATGGTGTTCGTGGTTATGGATTAAAAACCGTAATTAAAAAACTACCATTTTTACAAGAAGATAAACAATTTTCGGTTGATGATGCAATAAAAGAATCAAGTGAATTAGAAGAACATAGAGAACTTATGGAACGAAACTATGATTTAATGCAATTACACAATGTAAACATATCAGCATCAGCCAAAACAAAAACCTTAGACAAAATAAGAGAACCAATACCTAAATTACAAAAAGAAACATTTAAAAAAATGTTCATAGAAGATAAAATGTATTCAGCACTTCCTAATTTAGAAACTTGGTTACAAACTAAATTTCAAACATTAGTAAAATTTATTGGACAATAAAATGAAATCTGAATTAGTAAAAGGCGATTCTTTACAAGAATTAAAAAAGTATGATGATAACTCAGTAGATTTATTATGCACAGACCCGCCATACGGCTATGGATTTATGGGTAGAGATTGGGATAAAGTTCTTCCAGACATAAAAATATTTGAAGAATGTTTCAGAGTATTGAAACCAGGTTCAATGGCATTTGTTATGTCGGCACCAAGAAGTGATGTTCAGTATCGTATGGCAGAAATGTTAGAAAAGGTTGGATTTAGAATTGACTACACACCAATCTATTGGACTTACGCAAGTGGGTTTCCAAAAGCAATGAACATTGGTAAGATGATTGATAAACGAGGTGGTCAAGATTTAA